AACAAACAGACCATAAGCATATTTGTGTCAATTGGCGGGGCTATTCTAGCGGCATTCCTTGGATTTGTCTGTAACAGTATCTTAAATAAATAGCAATAAAAACTAAAAGTTACAATATTAAAACTGTTACAATATGAAAATTGTAGAACTAACCACCAAAATCCTGATGCCCATCACCAATGAAGAGAGTCAACTACTCGATCGCTTCAGTGATGGTGAAATTCTATCAAAAAATCAACTCAACGAAAGAGAACAGTTATTGGCCAATCAGTTGACTGTTCGAGATGTTCTATTACGTACCAATGAAAACGGCAAAATCTACTACAGAAAACGCATCTGAAGAATTTGAACTGGAAAAAATTCGCAGATTCACCGAATCCGAGTTAGCCAAACTCAGTCACGGCGAACTGCCATTTTGCTATCAGATTGGCACTGATGTGTTGGTGGGCAAAAGTCGAGTAATCAAAATTGACACAGACTGCTGGCGTGTATTTGTACAAGGACAGCAAATTTTTGATTTTTTCCATCGCAAAGATGCCATCTTTTATTGTATTGCGGTACACCAGAAACAAAATACTGTGGCCAACGAAATAATAAAAAATGATCAGGCATTGTCAACTCTGGAATTCGAAGCGGCATTGTATCGACACAGATATCGACGTGCTGCTGAAATTTCGGATACCTGGGCCAGAGAGTATTACAGTAATAAATATAATGAAGTAACTCTCCGAATAAACTACACCAAAAAAGAACTGAAAAAAAACTTTGATTTGGCTAAATATACTAAATTGTAATTGGAACCATCACCATGAGACTAACAGAAGTTGCAAAAACCACCAGTAAAAGAATCAACAAGTTGATGGAAAGTCGTTTCGGCTTTGCCATTGATTTCCGTAAGCTCACCGTTGAGCGTGCTGAGAAACTCAGTGAGACCATTGATAACAATTTGAACAAAATTCGTTACAGTGTGGACATTCACACTGCAGAACGCAATCCACGCTATATGGAATTGCTGACTGTTCGAGAAAGTCTGGCCGCCTGGTTAAGTGAACAACGCACACAACTCAACGAGGGCGAGGTGGGAAATGCCGAGGTTCTTCTGGCTGCCAAAGACATGGTGGATTCCATTCAGGACGCCATTGAAAAAGTTGGTAAGATGCAGAATGAGCAACTACCACAATTGTTGGACAGTATCCGTGATCAGATTGGCTCAGAGCAAGCCGAAGGATTCAAGAATGCAGTGGGTGAAACACTATCAACACTCATGCAGAATTTACAAACTGCTCGTGAAGGTGTTGACACTGGTGTTAGAATTCTCAGCGGAGAAGCAGTGGATCAGCCCATGGCCATGCCAGCTGCTGGTGACCAGGCTGGCATGGATGCCAGTATGACTCCACCAGCACCTGAGAGTGATTTAGATTCTGATGAAACCGACGGATTCGGGGCAACCGATGCTGCTACAGGTGGTGCTGAGGAATTGGGCAGAGAACGCCGTTGATATGCGACTCAGAGAATTTGATAACTCTGAATCTGACCCGTCAGTGGCCAGTCTGGTGACGGCTCTGGAGTTGATCCGAAATCGATATCGGCACGAGAATACACCACCAAAAATCAGTACTCAGAGTCTGATAAATCTTGTCATAAACACTGATAAAAACTTTAATTACGATGCACTGGTGTCTGCTAACGAGCACAGCGACACAGTTCGAAATCTCATCAAAAGTTTTAATCGCAAGTATGTGGAATTGAGATCAGACGCCGAATCCGATGCCCCCACTACAAATGTCAGCGATCAGGCGACGACAGGTCCAGTTGACACCGTCGCCAGCATGGCCAAACGAGCCGCCAAAGAGCGCGGTGCTTCTATATAATTTGGTATCTTAATACCAGATTATAAATATTTTTTAGTGTATATTCATAAAATCAGGAGATATCTATGGCCTATTCAGACAAGGTAATTGATCATTATGAGAATCCCAGAAACGTGGGTAGTTTTGACAAAGACGACATTGGGGTGGGCACTGGTATGGTGGGAGCCCCGGCCTGTGGCGACGTTATGAAACTACAGATAAAAGTCAATGATACAGGCATCATTGAAGATGCAAAATTCAAAACCTACGGTTGTGGGTCGGCCATCGCAAGTTCATCACTCGTTACAGAATGGCTCAAAGGCAAGACTCTGGATCAAGCAGCCACCATCAAAAATACTGAAATCGCCGAACATCTGGCACTGCCCCCAGTTAAAATACACTGCTCGATTCTTGCTGAAGACGCCATCCAGGCTGCTATAGATGATTACAGAAAAAAACATCAAGAAGTTTAATAATCCGATAAAAGGAATAAAATAATGATCGACTTATCTCTTACACAATTTGTTGCCACTACAGCCATAATATGGTATTCCTACGGGTTGTGTTATGGTATCTACTGTCATCGATATCTAACACACAAACAGGTTGAGTTGTCTGAATCAGTAATTGCAGTTTTCAAAGTAGTTCTTTGGCTTTTTATGCCTCGGTGGTCAGAAGATCGCTATGTTAAGTGGGTGGCCATGCATATTCGACATCATAACAACGCCGACAAAGAAGCCGATCCTCATTCCCCTTATCGCAAGGATGGTACTTTTATGAGTTGGGTGGAATGCAAGGAGATGCACGATCGTTTGAATCCTCGGAGTTTTTCAGAGTATACTCATTTAATGGAGAATGATAAAAAAACCAAAATTGATTATATACTTCTTAAATTTGAACGAATTGTAAACGGAAGATCACTGTCTGCAGTAATATTGACTTTGCTATTTGGATTTTCTGGAACAATAATGTGGTTGATTGTTTACCACCTTGATGTCATGATAAACATATCAGTTATTAACTATTTGTGTCATCGATTCGGTTATAACACCGAGCCAGCAACGGCCACCACAGGCCACAGTAAAAATTTTTTACCATGGGGGTTTCTTGGTCTCGGTGAAGAACTACATGGGAATCATCATAGACACCCCCGACGAGCAAATTTTGGAATAAAATGGTGGGAGATAGACCCTACCTATTATGTACTAATAGTCATGTCTTGGATTGGTCTTGCAAAAATACACAAAAATGATTGAAAGTCCTTGTATTGGTATCTGTCAGTATAACGAGCACCGCATCTGTGTAGGCTGCAAACGAACTTACCGAGAAGTGGGCTTATGGAATGAGTTCACTGATCTAGAAAAACAATCTGTCTTGGATAGGATATTTGATGATAACACTGACTGAAACGGCCGTCGCCAAGGTAAAAGAAATGTTGGCTAAACGCGGACGGGGTATAGGTATCATGATCGGAGTAAAAACCACCGGTTGCAGTGGGTTGGCATACACTCTGGAATACGTAGATGATCCAATCACAGATCCAGATCATATCAAATACGACAATCAGGGGATTGGTGTCTGGACCGATGCCAAAAGTTTGGTATATCTGGACGGTTTGACCATGGACTGGGCCAAAAAAGGTCTCAATGAGGGATTTGAATTTGTCAATCCCAACGAAAGTGCTCGTTGCGGTTGCGGAGAAAGTTTTACAGTATGAATCAAGATATGTTAGTAAATCAATGGAAGATTGGGGGTGGTCCGGATGGCATGTATCAACCCAAATCAGAAAAAGTCAAATGGATTTCAACAGATTGTTATGAAAATTTTATTAAAAATCAACCCACAAATTACACTGAAGATTCTATAACTTATGATTTTAACTCGCACGGATTCAGAACACGAGAATTTGAATTAAATTCTCGCAAGAAGAATGTTTTATTTTTGGGATGCAGTCATACCATGGGAGTCGGTCTCAGGGACACAGAAGTATGGACACACCACGTCAGTCAAATTTTTAATGAGATGGAATATAACTGTTATAATTTGGGCATTGGTGGTGCATCTGGTGATACTGTGGCAAGATTGTTGACTAATTCAATCAATTACATGCATCCCACAATAGTTTTTATTTTTTGGCCAGCTTTGGCGAGATTTGAAAGATATTACCAGAATCAAACGGCTGCATCATTAACCACTGAACTTTTGGCTGATCAAACCAGAGATGTTGTTGAAATATATTGTGATGCACATTGTTATAACCTGTACCAAAAAAATCAGCTAATCGTTGATCTATTAGCAGATTTGCATAAGTTTACGGCAGTGTCATTAGCCAGTGATAAATTTCTCAAAAACGTGCTGGAAAAAGAATACCTCGATGCGTCAACTATACGCCTAGCCAGGGACAATATGCATTGGTCACCCGTGATACATCAGGACATAGCTGATCAGATGATCCAACAATATAAAGAAATTGTCAATAATGCTGGTTAATCGTTACGAATACAAGAACATCGGCAGAGAAACTGTGGACGGAAAACGACATTACTGCTTGCCAGACGGCAGCAGAGTTCCCAGTGTGACCACTATTTTGGATAAAACCAAACCTGAAGAAAAGAAACAGGCCCTGCTGAACTGGCGCAAGTCGGTGGGAGAAAAGCGGGCGCAGGAAATCACCACAGAAGCAGCCAGTCGCGGCACCAGAATGCACAAATGGCTAGAAGATTATGTGAAAAACAATCGGGACATGGGTCAACCTGGCACCAATCCCAACAGTCAGCAGAGTCATAAAATGGCTAATGTTATTGTGGAAAATGGTTTGAGAAATGTCGATGAAATGTGGGGCATTGAGGTTCCACTTTATGTCAGCGGACTGTATGCAGGCACCACTGATGCTTGTGGCATATATAACGGACAGCCCAGTATCATCGACTACAAACAAACCAACAAGCCCAAACGTACCGAATGGATTGAAGACTACTTTCTGCAACTTTGTGCCTACGCAGTGGCACATAACGAAACCTACGGCACTAACATCAAACAAGGTGTGATCTTAATGTGCAGTCAGAATTACGAGTTTCAGACTTGGACAGTTGAGGGCGCAGAATGGGAAACTTGGAAAAATCGTTGGTTTGACAGAATTGAACAGTATTACAAACTCGACTAAATATCTATTATGAAATTTCCAATTATTGAGTTAGTAGACAGATACGCCGTGGCAGTAGTTAAATCTGAAAATACCCACGGAGAAAATTTCGAGGAACTGCAGTTTTACCAACGAGAAATGCAGGACGCTGATATTGATGTTTCAGATGAGTTAATACTGGCATTAATTGAACACCATCGATTCGTCTGGAGCCTGGAAGATGACTTTAAGAAATGCAGAATCGACAATTTGCCACTGGAAGAAATAGGGCGTCGGGCAATTATCATACGTGATGCCGGATTTAATAGATTTATTTTAAAAAATAAAATTGCAGAAAAAATGGGCGATACAATCAAAGAAGTTAAGAATTATTTTGGATAATGATTAAATGTCAGATTCAGATTTCTATACCTGCTTTTTAACTCGATTGACGAATAAAAAAATCAGTTACATTAATACTCGGCTGTTTCATGAATTTACTGACGATGATATAATAAATCAAATTGACAAAGATTGTGATGTTGTGGTATTTGGAACTGCACTGGCTAAATATCACAGAAATTTTGGTGATATACCCCTCGTTAACGATTACCCCAGAATAAAAAATTTCATTGATTGTCTTGAGCCTGAATTCTATGTCAGACGGGGGCCCCGAGGGGTAAAAATTTATGATCGAGAGTTTGAAGATACGTTTACAATTCAACGAATAGAACAATTAAATATTTCTAAACCCTGGATTTATACCACTAGCAATTTTAAATTTGATCATCCCAACGCAGTTTTTCATCCCGTGTGGCTACTTAATACCTGCGCTGATACCAGAATCAATAACAGACAGATAGACATCAGTTCTCCAAGACCTAATCTGGCTAGTTTTTTGTTGTTTATGCCCCACTGGGACAGGTTGGTCGCTCTTGCCATGTTGTCACAGCAAACTTTTTTTGATAAATTTTTATATAATTTTCCTTCAATGAATCCATCTGATGATGAAACTTCACGGAATCTGCATAAGCAACAATTTGACCAATGCGACTATTATTTGACCAATGCTGAGATTCGGCAGTTGGGGGAAGTGTTTGTGTCTCAGGGAGAACATTTGGCTGACCCCGACGACATAATTCGCAATCAATTTTATTTGGGGCTTTTAACTAATTCATCTTTTAAAAAATGTTATGTTAATGTTTTTGGAGAATCTGGATATCCTCATCCCAATATCACAGAAAAAAGTGTATTGCCTTTCTTGTCAGGACAACTGCCTATGATATGGGGTGGGGATGGGTTAAACGACTGCATAAAGGACATGGGCTTTGAAACATTTGATGGGATAATTCCCAATGTAAATCTCCCAGAGCTGCCCTTGAGGTCCAAGATCGATGTGTTTATAAACACGCTGAATACAATTTCAGAAAATATCGATGAAATTTGGCATAGTACGTATGAGGGTAGATTGCACAATTATCATTGGTCAAGAAACCATATTTTTACGGATAAAATAGAACGACCGTTAAAAGAGCGTCTTGGTGGGTAAAGTTCATAATGATACACCAATGTATTTTTGTATAAATACTACATCATAAACCAGGGTCAGAAAAATGGCAGTAATACAAATCAGTAAGATACAGGTTCGCAGAGGCCTTCAAGAGGACTTACCGCAATTAGCCAGTGGAGAATTTGGCTGGAGTGTGGACACACAGCGTCTATGGATCGGCAACGGCACACTAGTCGAAGGTGCCCCACAAATTGGCAATACTGAGATTCTTACTGCTGGTAGAGACGTTCTATCAGTAATCAAATCCTATACATTTAAAGGTCAACAATCTGGGTATACTAGTCAGACTGGGCCGACTGCAAATTTACGAGTTACTCGAACTCTACAAGATAAATTTGATGATTTTGTAAATTTTCGTGACTTCGTTCGACCCGAAGATGTGGCCAATGATGACTATACTGAGGCGTTGCAACGTGCAATCGATCAGATATTTCCTCAGGACTATTATAATACTGTGGGAGTTCGTCGTATATTGCGCATACCTGCTGGTGTCTGGAAAATTTCAAGTACCTTGACTATCCCTCCCTATGCCAGCATAGAGGGTGAAGGTGCCAAGTCAACATTTATTCGGCAAATTGGTGGTGACACCAGTGTGATTCGTCTGCGTAGTAGTCGTGCCACCGTGGGCGCCGATATAGATACCACAACATCAGATGCCCCATTTCAAATTATTTTTAAAAATCTAACATTTCAGACAGATCAATCCAATGACATTGCATTGTTGGAAAGCTGCGAGGATATATATTTTGAGCATGTGAGATTCCAAGGATCAGTGAATAATCCAGTTAACGATTCGGATATTTCTGGCGTCAGAATTACTGATGTTGTTGACCCAGCCAAACGAATTACATTTACTCATTGTGAGTTTTACGGTGTAACGTATGGATTAAAACTGATGGGGGATGTGAGCAACGTATTAGTGGATGATTGTCGGTTTGATACCCTTTATACTGGGATATCCACTGCGGCATCTGAATCAGATCAAATATGCCCAAAAGGTATTAAAATATTGGGTTCGTTATTTGACAATATTGCATTCAATGCAATAAAGGCTGATGGACTGAGTTTTATAACCAGTTCATTCAATTATTTTAAAACTGTGGGAAAGTCAGATGGGCTAGTGGTTGACAGCGGTAATGTCACAAGTCCGGTCATCGTCTTTTCTTCAACCAATAATTACAGTATTGGTGATATATTTGATCAATCGTTTTTTGAAAATTCAGTAGTTTCTTTTGCCGATGACAGGGTTTCGACCTTACCAACAGTGGCCACCACCTTTGGATCGGTTCAGGATTATCCAGGGGTATTTTTATCTCTGTCTGATGCCGCACAGGGAAATATTGGGGTTATTCTAACAGAAACCATAAATTCAACAATAATGGATTATAAGATTCAGAGAGGCGATGTATATCGGATTGGTACTATTCGTGCTACTCATAGCGCCGGTACAAATGTGGTGTTTGAGGATGACTACAGCGAGTCTGGAGATGTTCAAATAACCCTGGGTTATACTGGTAATGCATCTGATAGGAACGTAATATTGACTTACTCCACCACATCATTGGGATCTTCAGCTGATTTAAAGTTGACAGTCAGATCATTTATCTGATCAAATTGTTACTACATCATTGCAATTATCCGAAGTTTAATGTAAACTAAACAGATTAGTGTCTGAATCCGATCAGTAAATAAATTTTTAAAAGAGGTTTTCGAATTGAGTAATATTCAAGTCATCAAACGTGGTGGTGCAAGCGTGCCATTGGCCATCGACAAATGGCAGGCTCAGATTTCCAAAGTGTGTGCGGGAATTGCTGACGTAAGTCAGAGTATGATAGAAATCAAAGCACAGCCGCATTTCTATGATGGCATCACCACCCGAGAGATTGATGAAATTACTCTGCGTGCCATTGTGGATTTGATCGATGTTGAACAAAACCCCGACATTGGAAATACAAATTATCAGTATGTGGCAGGCAAGCAGCGCCTGAGCATGTTGCGCAAAGACGTCTACGGCAGCTACGAGCCACCACATCTGTATGAAATTGTCAAACGCAATGTGTCAGTTGGTTTGTATACTTCAGAACTTCTGGAATGGTACACTGAAGACGAGTGGAATCGCATGAATGATCTACTGGATCATGCCAAAGACGAAGAATACAGCTATGCCGCAATCGAACAATTGATTGAGAAATATCTGGTACGCAATCGAGCAACCAAGGCCATTTATGAAACACCACAGATTCGTTACATGGTGGCTGCTGCCACTGTGTTCCATGCAGAAAATCCTAGCCAACGACTAAAATTTATCAAAGAATATTATAATGCATCTAGTGACGGTTTGTTTACTCTGGCTACTCCTGTTCTTGCTGGCCTTGGCACTCCCACCAAGCAATTCAGCAGTTGTGTGCTCATTCGCAGCGACGATGATCTCGATAGCATTTTTGCTAGCGGAGAGATGATGGCCAAGTATGCCAGCAAACGCGCTGGTATTGGTTTAGAAATTGGCAGACTCAGACCTCTGGGCAGTCCCATCAGGGGTGGCGAAATCATGCACACTGGCATGTTACCTTTCCTGAAGAAGTGGTTTGCTGATCTGCGTAGTTGCAGTCAGGGCGGAATCCGTAACGCTAGCGCCACTGTGTTTTACCCCATCTGGCACCTGCAGTTTGATGATCTGATTGTGCTGAAAAACAATCAGGGAACAGAAGAAACTCGTGTCAGACACATGGACTATGGTGTGGTGTTGAGTGCATTCTTCTGGCGTCGATTCAGGAACAAAGAAAACATTACCTTCTTTGATCCCAACGAGGTTCCGGATCTGTACGAGGCATTTTATACCAACACACAGAAGTTTGAAGAACTCTATGTCAAGTATGAACGGCGCCGTGATCTGCGCAAAAAAACCATGAGTGCTGAGGAAGTATTCAAGGGCGGCATCCTTAAAGAACGCACCGACACTGGTCGCATCTATCTGGTGTTCATCGACAATGTCATGAATCAGGGCCCATTTGATCCCGAATACCACACCATCTATCAGAGTAATCTGTGTTGTGAGATTTTACTGCCCACCAAACCGTTTCGGCGGTTGGATGACGAAACCGGCAGAATTGCTCTCTGTACCCTAGGCAGTATAAATTGGGGAGCATTCCGTAATCCTGAAGATATGCGTAGAGCATGCCGTATACTCCAACGCAGTCTGTGTAATATTCTGGACTACCAGGATTTCCTAAGTGTTCAGAGTCGACTCAGCAATGACGAGATTCAACCCCTGGGTATTGGCGTGACAAACTTGGCCTACTGGCACGCCAAACGGAGCCTACGTTACGGCGAAAGTGATGCTCTACAGGAGGTCAAGACCTGGATGGAGCATCAGTCTTTCTATCTGACCGAGGCCACCGTTGAGTTGGCCAAAGAGCGTGGCAAGTGTCGGGACAGTGATCGAACCAGATATGGTCAGGGCATATTCCCCTGGGAATTGAGAGCTCATGCAGTCAATGAGCTGGCAGACTTTACTCCAGAACTGGACTGGGAACAGTTGCGCAGTGACATGCGTAGCCACGGTGTTCGCAATGCCACACTGATGGCTATCGCTCCAGTGGAATCCAGCAGTGTGGTCATTAACTCAACCAATGGTATTGAAATGCCCATGAGTCTGATCACTGTCAAAGAAAGCAAGGCCGGCAGTTTTATACAGGTGGTTCCCGAATATCAGAAACTCCGGAACCGGTACCAATTGATGTGGGATCAGCGGGATTGCGTGGGTTATCTCAAGACGGCTGCTGTGTTGGCAGCATATGTGGATCAGAGTATCAGCACCAATACTTTTTACAACCCTGCACATTTCGCAGACCGCAAGGTGCCAACCACACTGATTGCCAAGAATTTGATGCAGGCCTGTGCCTGGGGGTTGAAGACCTTCTATTACAGTTTGATTAATAAACAAGGCAGTAAAATGGATGCAGAAACACCTCCAGATCATCTGGAACCAATTGATTTCGACAACGAAGAGGACTGCGAAAGCTGTAAATTATGACTGTGGAGTTTATCAAAGATGTTTCTGAATATGATGCGGCCTTTCCAGAATTTATCGATAAATTTTTGAAATTGCTCTATTTGGAAATTTACAACACTAATGAAAATCATATTTTAGTAGATGTTGGTGCCAATAAAGGTATTGTATCTGAGATATTTCTCAAATATATCAATGGTGCCTCGGGTAAAATTATATCTATAGATGCTCACCCAAATTGGCATGAGTCGTTCATGTTTAATGATCATGCCAATATTGTAACATACAATATTGGATGCTATTCATACCCAACTGAAAAATCATTTATTGATACTGAAGTGTGTAGCGGTCAAGGATTTATTGGAATCCCCCCAAAGTTAAAAGAATTTTTAGCGAAGAATCCCAAGCAAGTGCACAAATATAAAATATCTTGTGATACACTTGATAATATATTAAAGGTGTATAAAGATAAAACGGTAGCATTTATGAAAATAGATGCAGAAAGTTGTGACTTTGAAATACTATTGGGCAGCGAAAATACTATTAGAAAAAATAGACCCTTTATACTATTTGAATTTTCTGGACAAATTTTTGAAAATGCACATGGTCATACTAGAGATGATTTTTTTAATTTTTTTGATTTAAATAATTACTCTTTATATTCTATAATTAATGGAAGGTCAAGGGATTTTATTGTTGATAATTGGGATAAATACACGCCCGAACTGCAAGACATTTTAGCAATACCAAATGAATTTAATTATATAGTTTAAATTGGGAAGATTCTATGAGTAAACAACAATACGATTTATCCAAGAACACTGACTATCTGAACAGAAAGATGTTCCTGGATCCCGCAGGCCCGGTCACTGTCCAACGTTTTGAAGAAGTAAAATACAACAAACTTCAAAAGTTGGAACAAACTGCCAGAGGTTTTTTCTGGGTACCGGAGGAAATCAG